GGCTTGAACCATCTGCATAGCGATTTGTGCGCCGTTTGCTTGGGCCGGAACTTCGATGCCAGCAAAGATCTTTGCAAGGTCATCAGTGACGTTCTTAGCGACCTTCTGCTGTGCTTCTTCAACTGGCTGCAGCACGTAGTCCGCGAAAATTGGGTTGATCGAGGAGGCTGTGAACTCAAGGAGCTTGTTGACATCAAGGATTCCATTCCGATCAAGTTGGACAAGAGAAACCATGTTCTTGAGTTGCGTCTCGGATGTTTCTGGATCGGTGGACAAAGAATCAAACGACACCGTAATGCTGAAGTTCTCGTCAGGACTTCCTTTGGTCATCGTCTGAGGATTTGGATTCCCTGTGACTTGGAAGAATACCTCATCAGGACCCATGCGTTGATACAGCTTCCAAGCCATATTGAGCACGTCACGAACATGATCCAAAAATTTGCCAATGTAGAACTGTTGGCGGGCTGCAGTAAGCGGGTTGGTTAAATCAAGACCAACGGCACGATCCGCTTGCGCCCGCATCGACATCTCAGCTTCAACCGATCCTTGATCCATTTGAGGAACCGGACCCCAAGCAATCTCACCAAGACGACGGTAAGGGACACGGCGCCCTGGACCCCAATCAGACGGCGGACGTCCAGCAGGGTGCATTAGTGGGGGCAACGTAGCCAGTGAAGCTCGGTCAATCCGGCTATCACGCTCAGTCTTGATCTGCATTTGCGCGCCACGGAGGACATCCGAGAATGTCTGGACCTCATACATGCGCTTCTGGTCATTTGCTAAGCGGGTCACTACAAACGGGTAATCGTCGTATCCATTGAGGAGTTCATGCTTTGCGTAGCCTTCCGTTTGTGGGTGAAACACGGTGCAATAGATACCTTCGCTGCCGTCTTCCTCGTCAATCAAACGCTGGTAGCCATAGACAACCATTACCAAGTCGTTGTCATCAGTAATTGGGAGTCGAGTTACCGTCTTTACCTTCTCGCCATCGAGATACATGGAATCTTTCCCGCGAAGGTTTGAGATTGCGTGATCAACCCACTTGCGGTCCCATCCTTCATTTGTTGCCTTTTTCTCAAGTTCCTGAGCAGTCAAGAACGTGCGCCAGAAGATATACGGAGCGCGTTGAGGATCGGAAACATAAGGTGGAAAAACCACCTCGCCATCTGGAGCGCAAGAATAGACAATCGGGCAATCGACGGTTTGACGAGGAAGCGGGATCTCCGCCATTCCTGTTTTCCGCATGTCTCTGATTGCCTTCTTCGCACGCTTGTTCGACAGGTCTGGAAAAGCTTGCTGGATCAAGCCAAGCAGCATTTCGTCATCATTCCCGTCAATAATAAGATTGGCTAGATCAGGGGATTGTTGGGCAATTTGTTCAATGGTTACTTGTTGTAAATATGTCCTTTTTTCTTGCTTCCATCCGACATATGATACCATAATCCCCTTCTCTAGCAAATAGTTCGCTCCAAGTTCCATCTGGTTCTTGAAGTCTGGAATATAAGTCGAACGCATCCATTTAAGGAACGAAGACACCATAGATGCTCGCGGCATTGAGGCCATAGACGTTGGGAACGCCTTAATGTGGCTGCGTTGAAGCGCTTGGTCAAACAAGGACACATACATGTCAATCCGTTCGCCAACTACGTTCACTTCTTGATCTGAAGCTCCCTGCCACGGAAAAGCATTCGCGCCGTTCTTTCGCAAATCGTCAGACTTCCCGTCCCAGATATTGCGCCGATCATTGTAAGACCTAAGACAAGACTCGAAATAATAGTCAAGATCAATCAAGCAGGTATCGTAAGCGTCGGCTAGCGCGCCAACATCCGGCTCTTTATCCGCATAGATAAGAGCGTCATCTTCTACTTTTTGTGATTCAATCATGATACGTATTCGTAATAGTCTTCAGGGTCGGCAGATACTAAGCACACTTTGATGCGTTTGCCAAGGAGTTTCTGAGATATGCGTGATGAGCATTTGACAGGGACAGCTAGGCCATCCATGCGAACAATCACCCAGCTTGTGTTGCTACACATACGGATTACCGTGAATTGGTCTTCAATTTGCTGGTCAATAAGACTATTTAGACTGCATGTAGAATCTTCAACAATTAGGAACTTCTTGGCCGGACGACCCCGTTTCGCTGCTTTTTTTGCTTGTGTTTTCATACTAATATCCACCAGACCCATGAGTTGTAACAAATGACTGGCTATTGTCAACATGATCGAGATTGGCTATCGCTGCATACCTGCAAACGTCAATTGGGTCTTTCCACGCTTCTTTAAGCCCGCCTTCGCCAGTGTATTCGGACAACGCCTGAATGATGTTCTCGCAGTCGGAACTGACGTAGAATTTGGGACGATTGACGGAATCCAGAGGCTTGCTGGTATCCCACGACATCTTGCCGATAAGTGCCTGAAGTCCATCGTCAATATCAAGCCCCGGCGCTGGAATGCAGACCATGCCTGACTCGTTCAAGTCCTCAATAATCGAGGAAGATCCATCTTGGACCTGATATTTGGCGGCTCCAAGGCGAGGATCAATAAGACGTTCAAAGATTTCCTCTTCGCCCTCCATCTCCTGAATGGCCTCAATGTAGTCCCTAATGCCGAATCCTTGACCCTTAGATCCCGGTCCCGGCATCCACTTCCCGCTTTTCCATTCTGCCCAGTCACCAACGTCAACTCCCGGCCACTCGCGGTAAACCCAAAATGTCCCAGTCTCGTCAATGGCTATCCAGCACATGAACCAGTTCTTTGCCCCAGCCGGGTCAATCACATGGTATCGAGTGATGTTTGCAGTCGGAATCTTGTCTGGAGGCACGACGTTGACCACTTTATTGAATTTGGGGAACTTGGTTGCGTGCGACTTCATCGGCACACCATAGGCGCGAATGAGGATTTCTTCGCGTGTTCGTCCAGAAAGTGTTTCCTTGATGCGCTCGTATCCGCCGAAAGCATTGTCCTGAGAATGAAAGTAATGCACTGAAGCATTTAGCTTTTTTGACTTCTGGACGTATGGAACTAGCTCACCGTTAAGCAGTTCTGCGGGACGGGACTCAATTGTAGTGGCTCCATCGAGATATTCTTTGATGACTTCCGTCCAGCCGTCAATGGGTGTGAACGTCACTAGCATCTTGGCGTTTCTTGTTGCAAGACGAAACCGAAGCGTATTGATCAATTCTGGCCCTAAAAGGTATTCGTCCAGCCATACTCCAACATTGTGCCACACTGAATTCTTTGATCCAAGTTCCGCACCTTCAAGAATGGTTGGATTGTTTTGATACTGAGAATACGTCTTGAAAATGATTTGTGATCCATTTGGAAGGATCAATGAAGAGTCGGTAAATCCAGTCTTCTTCTTATACGAGATGTAAGTGTTCGCGCTTGTCTGCTTGGTCTTGAGGTTCTCTGGTAGCCAGTCCCACACAGCGCTTTGTTGCTGGCGAATACTCACCTCTGATGTCTGAGCAAAGCAGAAGATTTCAGACTTAGGATTCTCGATGGCAGCGCGGACAACTGAGAAAGCACCCCACTGCGTCTTGCCGCTGCGATTTCCGCCTAGTGCCAAGATTTCGTTGACGTCATGAAGCTGTTCTTCGGCCTTGCTCCAATGAGGAAGCCTGAAACCATAGTGGTAGGGGTCTTTCTCGGCATTCTCAATGGCTTCATGGTAAACTGAATGAAGACTTGCCAATTCTTCAGGTTCCATTGCCGCCATTTCCTCATCGGTTGGCGGAGACAAAATCGCATGTTTTTTCCAAATCATACGATTTCAGCTTCAATTGCACGTTCTCTGATCTTGTCAGCAATTCGCGTTCTGGCTTCTGAAATCATCTTGGCTGCATCATCCAGACTAGCACCCTTGCGATGTTCCACAATTGACGACGCCATTCCAGTAAGTTGCGCTGCCTTGTCAGTCAAGATGCCCACCGTCACTGCTAGCTTGTCAGGACTAATCTTAGCAAGCTCATCGGGATTATCAAACAATTGTTGGGAACGCTCAAAGAGCAAGTCCGTGTAATCCTGCGCCGCAATCGCGTATCTCATCGAGAACTCCTTGCGCTTCGTCTCCAGCGTATCGTTGTGACGCCATTGCAGGCCCCTGATCGTCTCTCTGCCAAGCCCCGTCTTCTTCTGGATGTCGGTTATCCTCGCACCTTGCGCGGCCAGCCAAAGGGCCATTGCCGCTTTGTTTGGAGCATAGTGTTCCACACACGTTCCCGGATTAAGTCGAGCACGTTCCTGAACCTCAAGAAACCAAGCAGTCTTGTCGGCGCGTTCGTCAACATATTCAGCTTTCAGCTTCTCGTTTGGGTCAATTGGTGCTGGTTCAGGCGTCACTTGGTTTTTTTAACCTTTACCTTGCCAGTGTGCAACTCTTTTTTCAGCTTCGTTTGTTGCTTGCTAGTCAATGGCGATCCCTTACTGAGCAAATATCCAACCTTCTTCTTACTTTTGGTTTTCATTTTGAGTCAATTTCAGATTGGGCTTCAGCCTCGCTCTCTTTGATCCCATTGATCATTTTTGACATAGCTTCCGCAAAAGGTGGATCATTACCCATTTGGTCGGTTATTTCTGCTAGCCCCGCCTTAGTCGTGAGCATTTTAGCAATCATACTTGAATACGCCTTTTCTGTGGCTGCCGACCCAACATCACGGGCGATAACATCCAAGAATGGTTCAAGTGCTCCACGACCAAACGCAGCAGACATTATTCTGTTTTGAACAAATGATCCAAGCCCTTCGGCAAGATACGCTGAAACTCCTCCGGCTCCAACAACTGCTCTTACCTCGTTTGAGTTTGTTTTTTTGCCAGAAGCCTGTGATGCCTGAATCATTTTTTGCGCTGCAACAAATTTATTAGTAGTTCTGTCGCCAAGAACAAGTTTCATTTTTTTAATTAACTCCCGACCTTCTTGACTTGATGCTTGCCCGGGAAGTTGTCCAGTGTCTTTCAGGAATCTTCCGGCATCGGGCATGGCAATAAACGGTGCTTTCGCAAGTGGTTTCCCAGTTGCAGAGTAAGACCCTAAAAGCTCATACATGAAATCTTTTGAAAATGCTTTGCGCTCCTCAACTGGCATTGAATACCAAATTTTTGAAACGTTGCCCGACGAAACGTTTTTAGATATTGCTGATGATGCAAGTTCTCCATTTGTGAGCTTGTCCCATCTTTTATTGATGGCCAACTCAATAATTTTATTGTCTGCGAATTTTTCTAATTCTTCCTCAGCCGCTTTTTTCTGGGCAATGGTTGAAATAACCTTTTTTGTTTGATCTTCTCCAATGGCGGAAGACAACATTGATATGTCACCACTCGTCAAGTTGTCCACGTTCAACCTTTGAACTTGGAACGCTCTATTCAGATCGTCAAGTTTCTTCGACATTGTTTTTCCAGCAGAATCACCCCAAAGAGCATTAATCATCTCTGGATTATAGTCAATAGTTTTTGGCGCAACTCCGGCTTTAGATGTAAGGCCAATACTTGAAAAATAAGCCTGTTTTAATTGTTCTCTTATTGCTGGCTCAACTGAATTCCCTTCAGCATCTTTAGCTAGGCTGACTGCCCGCAAAACATCAGTAGTGTTTCTTGGGTCTGAAAGCGCATTATCAACAATTTGAGATGGAGATAATTTAGTGTCACCAAGTGCTTGTTTCAAGGCAGCTCCAGGAGATGTTCTCTCATAAAGCAAGCGGTCTGAGGAATGTGACGCATTCACTGCTTTCCACTTATCCAACATTCCTTTTCCTTCTGCTAAACCATCAACATATTTGTTGAATTTCGTTGAAATCAGAGATGCCAAGTTTTTGGAAGGATCTCCTTTTCCTGTTGTTCCACCAGCTGGAACGGCAGCAGCCAGTTCTTTTTGTAGTGAAGCAACATCTTGGAAAGTAAGTGAATTCCCAAATTTAGAAAGCTCATCAAGATTGGCCTGAACCTCTGGAGTAAGTTTGGTTTCCCCACTTTGAATCTTGCTTCTTAATTCTTTTGCCAATACTGAATTTTGCTTCAAGTCGTCAATTCGACCCATAAGTGAATAAATGCCACTGGCATCAGTTGTTTTAAATCCTTCGCGCCTTGTCTCGTTCAACAACGAACTAATTTTTTTCTTGGCGTCATCAAATGAAACATCTGCTCCAGCCCTGTCCATTTCGTCATAGAAATCATCATAGTTTTTTTGGTTTATTTTGATTTCCGTGTCCTCGGCTTCACGAAGTAACTTGTTTAGTGCCTTACCTGCTGGCTCCTTGTTAAATTGCTGGACTTGAAGTTTTTCAAGTTTGCGATCAAAATGCTGAGTTAGCATATTTTTCGCTCGTTGGTCTTTTCCCGCTATTTCGTCAACAAGACTCGCTTGCTGTTGTTTAAGCCTTGCTATTCCACTTTGAGCAATGCGTTCTGGATTACCTGCACCATTCCAAGATTGAACAATGTTTCCAAGTTGCTCCATGTTCTTGTTTAGCCGTTGAGCGTTGAGACTACCGGGATACATTGAACTTAGGATTTTTTGAGATTCCAAGGCGGCCTCTCCAAATTTGGCACCAACTGGGACCTCGACATTATATCCAGATGATTCTAATATATTGCTTGCATTCTTTAAACTTCGCTCAAGCTCATTTACTACGGGACGACCCATCCTTCTAGATATGAATTTAGATGTTCCCGCAGTAGCTACATCAATAGGAAACGATATCGCTCCACCAATACCTTGTCTTGTTATAACTTCCATTGGTTGCAAATCAACACCAAGAGCTTTTCTGATTGCTATGTCTTGCAGTCCAGATGTTGCCGCATAAAGTCCGGAACTTAACGCAGCAGAACCAAAAACACTTGGTGCGCCAGCAATCCCTCCACCAACTGCCGCTACTGTTGGCAACGCTTGAGTTGATGCCCCAGCCCCAAAAGCAGCAACATCTCCCCATGTTGTCCCGTAATCATTTGCCTTTATGAATTTGTCACCCTTGCGGACGAACGCTTCATTTTTACCATCGACAACAACAGGAACAACCTCTTTGTATTTACCTTTGAGCCATGACACGCGATCTTCATCTGTCGGCAATGCAGCAAGAGCAAATCGTTCTTTCCCACTCAAACCGGAGTCAATATCAATATTTTCAGGATCAACATTAAACGCTCGGCTAGCAACATCAATCAGATTTGACCTTGTTTGCTCTTGGTTGACTACCGGTGACTGAAAGTAAGAAGCATAAGAAGATGGATACTTTGGCATCGGCATAGTTGTTTGCCTAGATACGTAACTTCCTTCTTCCAGTTCTTTAAATGATTCTTTCTGTGACTCTTGAAGTTTTCCTTTTTCTGTTTCTTGCTGTTGGGCAAAAGATGACTCAAGATCCATTTTTGCATTGTTTAGCAAAATGAGATCATTTAGATAGTCTGCCTTTTGATCCGAGTTTTCTGCATTTTCCAATGCAAATCCAACTCCCCGAATAGCTTCTGAGAGTTTCTTTGCTTGTCCCTTAAAGTCTGTGATTTCTTGTTCCATTATTTGGATGGCTGTGTGTATTTGTCGATGACGGATTGAACATCAGGCGCAAACAACGTGGAATCTTTGCTTTTTGTGGGAAGCCCCGTATTAGAAAAACCTTCAATACCTGATTCTGGAATCTTCATTCTATTGCGAAGTTGCAAGTATGCCTCTTGGGTTTTAGCGTTTTGCTCCTTAGTTATTTTGCCTTCTTTTATAGCTTTTTCCCGCTCTTCAGGACTTCCGTTTGAAGCATTAAACATTTTAATAGTCATGTTTTGAAGCCTATTCCTTAAGTCATCTTTATTTGTTGCTGCTGAAAGGTTTCCATATTGCTGCCAAAATAGAGGCCATTCTTTTTCCGTCATGTTTCCTGCTGCCGCTCCAGTTGGGGATTTGTCCCTCATGTCTTGCATGACATTAAATGCAATATTTGCATTCATTGAACCAAGCTTTTCTACAACCTGTCCCGATGGTGTGCCGGGAACAATCTTGCCAAACCATTCGCCTACTTTTGCTCCGATTGGACTATCTGGCAAATTAGGAATCTCATTAAGTGTTTGCGCCGCCATGTCAAACATTTGATTTGTTGACGCTGCTTTTTGCCTTACTGCTTCGACTTTAGCTTCTTTTGCTGCTTCAGCTTTTTCTCCGCCTCCGCGAGTCATTTTAAATCCGCCTTCAGGACTAAATTCGAATGTTTCTCCAGATTGACCGCCAATGTCTGCCCCACTAACCATAAAGCTGCCATCAGCAAGTGGTCTTGCATTAACTCGGAATCCTTGGGCAGCCAAACCTTGAACTTGTGCCGCAGTCATCTGGGTTTCCGCCTTTTTTTCTTTTTCAATTGGAGTTCCCCTTGGCGTCAATTTTGAATCATCTTGGGTTGCTGGAGGTGTAATATCAAGTCCAGCTTGAACAGCTTGAGATTGATCTTGTTCAATTGATGATCCGACTGTTGGAGTTCCATCAATATAGCCTGCGCTAGCTATGTCGATAGCCGCTTGAGCTTCTTTAGATAAAGTTGGAACATTTCTTTGCAATTTAGGTAGAACTATTCCAGTATCAACAGCTTGTGTTGATCCCATTGGCATAGCAGGCGCAACAAAAGCCCCGCCTTGCTCAAGAACCCTTTCAGCTGGAAGGCCTTTGGCATAACCCTGAAGATCAATGATTTTCAGTTTTGTGGAAGGATCATAATAATTGCCAAAGTCGTCCATAAGCGTTGACACTTCAAGGCCACCAACAATCGCTTTTTCAGATTTTAATTTTGTCGGTTTGTTGGATTCAGCTTGCGACTCAGCTATGCGTGCGGCAACTCCTGCCTCGTATCGCGCTTTTTCAAGCCCAATCTCATTGGCTTTTATTCCGAAATTCAGAACATTGCTAATGGAGTTCGATGCTTGTTGAGCATAAGCGGCAGCTTCAACAGGAGATACGTTTGGATCGTTGATCTTGTCCAAATAAGGTGTCAGGCTTGATTTGACATCAATACCAAGGCTTTCGCCCATCTTAATTGCGCTCTCGATACCAGTAACAGTTGCCTTAATGCCAGCGTCCAGTTTTTTACGCTCCTGCTTTTGCTCCCCATAACGCTCAATTCCTCCAGCGATCTGGCCTCCTAGGTTAGCCATGCTTTGCGCTTGAATGTCAGCAGCACGGGTAAAGCCTGAGTAGTCCTGAACGAACAGGCGTGGGTCAACGGTTGATCCTAGTAGTGCCATAAATTTATTATTTTCCAAATCCGAGTGCGCCCAAACCAAGTCCAGCAAGTGAACCACCACCTGTTAATGGAGCAGAAAGAAGTGATCCTCCAATGCTTCCGAGCATCTCCATCATTCCCGAGCTTCTAGACGCTTGTGCTTGTGCGTTTGTCATTTGAGCTTGAAGCTGATTCTGCCTTTCGGTTGCCCCAAGGTTAAGTCCCGTGTCTGGGTTAATCAAGCCCGGAGTTCCCCGTCCAATTTGACCCATACCCATCCCAAGCATTTGTTGCCCAGATTGATACGAAAGCGGTTGTTGACTCAGTAGAGCAAGTCCCGGCTGCGTGTAGAATCCCTGAGCAGCATTATATGACTGATTAGCAGCTTGAGCGGCTTCAGCCCGTTTGCGCGCCATGACGTCTTCGCGTCCCATCGCCTCACCAACAATGCCAAGATTGCCCCCAAGTCGTCCAGACGATTGGAATCCTTCACGGACCTGCTGCTCGTAACCACGACGTTCTTGTGGACTGACTCCTTGTGCAGACGCTCTGGCTCGTTCGGCTTCAGTAGCAAATCCCTGAACTGCCGCTGCCTGTTCTGGTGAAAGACCTTGCATAACACCACGGGCCAATCCCGCTTGTCCAGCCATTTGACCCAGTTCGCCCTCACGCGCCGCTCCCAGTTGTTGTCCAGCTTCTTGTGACGCCATTCGACTCAGGCCGAACAATCCTTCTTGTCCGCCGACACCACCTAAGAAGCTGGAAATATCTCCAAGATTAAGTCCTTGGAATTCAGGTCTAAATTGTTTCTCAAATCCTAAAACTTGAGGCAATGATTCACCATACGCTTTTACGAACTTGCTTATGTCCTTGGCGTAATTGGCTTTTGGTGCTTTCACCTCATCTGGTTTTGATCCCATATTTTTATTATTTGAGTTTTGAGTAAAATTGCTGCATATCGTGCATTCTTATCCGAGTGGAATTCTTAAATTCACGCTGAAATGCGATATATTTGAATTCATCTCGGAATTTTCTAAGAGATTTTCGCATGTCCCCAATGCACATGGTGACGAAGAGCGTGTTGGAATGGTAAAGCTCACAGGCTTGCTTTGGATTTTCATTTTGAGCGTAGAAGCATAAGGCGAAACATCCAGAATCAGAAATAACAACGCCAAAGCATAGATGCCAATAAAGCAATTTGTGAAAGTCTTCGCCATATATCTGTGTTGCTTTTTCAAAGTGTTGGTTCATCCAATAACAACGATTGAATTACTGCGGAAGTCATCGGCGGCACCTCCAGTATTTTCTGTCAATATTTGAAAGGATGTCGTAGTGTGACTGCTTGGAATTGAAGCAAACCCGTTGACGGTGCTAGGACCATTACATGATCCCAATACGGCATATCCTGTAGTTGGAAGTGCTGTCGTCATCGTGATGGTGAAGTTGCCTGTTGACGTCTTTACTACTGACGTAATGTTGCCACTGCAGTAAAGGTATCGTGCCGTGTTCGCGGAATCAGTCCCACCCGCAGCATTTCTGTCAGCGTCAAACGAGCACCATGCCCTCACTCCATAAATAGGAGCCGTCCCAGTTTGCGCACCGTCTAGCTTAGTGGCGGTAATGTTTGCGTCAAGAATCTTCACGGTGGTCACATTGGCGTCTGCAATCTTTCCAGTTGTTACGCCTAAGTCCGCGATCTTTCCAGTTGTTACGCCTAAGTCCGCGATCTTTCCAGTTGTTACATTGAGATCAGTGATTGCGTTGGTTGTGACAGATCCAGTAGCAAGTTCATTCGAAGTAATCCCCTGAGAACGGACTTTTAACTTGCCAGAAACAACCTCAAGGGTAGTTCCAAAAATGGAATCAGTAGTCATCGTTGTCTGGTCGATGATGTTGTTCATTTTCGAGCTAGTGATTGTATCAGTAGCCGTAAATGTGTAAGTTGTATCGACTGCGCCCATGTTTTATTTCTGTGAAACGATTTGCCTATTCGTCACTGAACCAGCGACTTTGATTGAGTTGATCTTGGGTGATCCAATGGTTCTTGTCAAGATCATAGTTCCAGTATACCCCCTGATTCCTGCCAGCCTGCATCGAATGCTTGCTGTCTCTGCTTCATTTGCAGTGCTTGGAGCTAATACAACACCACCTAGAAACTGAGTAGTTGTCCCAATCTCGGAAGCATTGTCTGGATCTTCTGCTGCAAAAGCGATTGAATACTCTCCCGTATCACCAGCAAGGTTTTGCATGATGATTTGAGCATCCGTAAACCTTTTCCGCTCCATCGTCTTCAAATCATAGCCCCGAGTAGTCAATGATGCGTTGATTGGGGCGGTAACAAGCCCTACGCCAACATTTGCTACGTTAAGACGGTCAACTGAATTCTCAACAGCATCAATTTGATGCAATCCACCATTCCCCGTGACTGCATACAGTTCATTTCGGACTCCAGCACCACCTGTAATAAAGTTTTTAATCAGGAAGCGAGAATCACCGTATGTATCTAAGGACTCCCAACCTTTATTTTTGAAATTATACACCAAAACCGAGTTGTTTCCATAAGCATCATCAGCACCAACGACAGAATCAAGAGCAACGGCAAGGTAATATCGGTTATCAAACAAGATTCCGACAGCCTCTGATGCGTAATCTTTATTGATTCGGTCAATATATGGCTGGATGTTTTTGGAAAGTGGTTCTTCAGCACCACGCAGATTGTAATCGTTGAGGAACTCCACTCCATACACGCCATCGTCAGACAAAAAAAACATTGCGTTTCCTCTCATCACAACGGATTTGCGAGCTAAGCATCCGATTTCGGACGTCAACTCTTTTACGGTGACATCGAGAAGGCTTCCTAGAGTACCCTTAACAAGGTGGAGGCTGTTTCTGTTCAGAATAACTAGTGCGTCATCGTAGAAGCCGTGCATCCCAACCACGTAGTCTGCTGTGCCGCCACTAATGCGGAATTGATTCTCGATCTGGTCGAAAGTAGTCGTATCTAGGATATCAGAAACTGAAATCTCATCAGTGATTTTCCTGCTTGTATAGGTGGGTGCATTAAACGCTCCAGATTGGTCGTAGTAATACGGAACCCAAAGCCTCCGTTGAAAGTGAACACCCCAAGGTGCTCCCGGTTGGTGCATAAATCCACCACCAGCACTAAACTGACCACCAACTTCAATTTGCAATGAACTGCGTGACGGTTTGATCGCCGTTGCCCCAGTAGTTATCAGATCGTATTTCATTTGCGACAGTATTGGCGTCTGATATGTCACAGACGTGGATGCAGCTACAACAAATGAAAGTTGATTGCTGTTTACCCGCGTGAAGAAACGATTTCCATTCAGAATAGCGTCTGCCCCAGTAAATGCACTGATTTCAGCCCACCCATTACCAGCAAATCCATGGGAGTTGATTGTAATTGTAATCACCCCTCCTGCTGCCCATGTTGCAGCAGTAGCATTCAATGGAGTCGGAATCGTATAGTATGGCAACGCTGCTGTTGCTGTATAGGTAAACACATCCCCACTAATGCTTGTTATGATCTGAGTTCCATTTGGCGGGGTGGTCCCTGCATGGATTCCAGTCAGTCCAGCAACGCTAATTGAGTCGCTTACTGCAAAAGCGTGACCTTTGACGTTCGCAGTTACCGTAGTTCCGATTTGATATGCAGATACGATGTCTTGCGTAAAGTTTGGAACTGGAGCGTAAAATTTAACTTCAGTTAATGATGCGCTTTCAATATAAAGCTGTTTGCCGATTAGCAATTCAAACTCTGGTATCGTGCATTCATAAACAGAAACAACGCTCCCCTTCTTCAGGGTGAGGTTTCCATCAACGCTTACTGTCACCAAGCCGTCTAATGCTGTAATAGCAAGACCATTAGCATTGAAAACCTGCGGCTGCGTGTATGCTCCACCCGGAGACAACGTGAAACCGTCAGTCACAATTGCCAAGTCAATACCAAAAACCTGAGTCTGACTCGACGTGAATTCATATATGAATGAGTCTTGATCAACAATCGACTTTACTGGGAACGTCCCATTGGCTGGTGTCCCACCAGTCAGTCCACTTATTGTTATGCTTGTTCCAACAGAAAGTCCATGCTCGCTGACATTCATGATTACGTCCACGCTGCCAGCCTGAGAAGCTGACAACACTGGCCTTCCATTTGCATACCACTCAAATGCTTGTTGGCCATCTCGGAACAGCATTACCTTGTCGAACAACTGAATCATCTCAGTATCTGCCCCAACAGCCTGTCCAGCAGGATACAGAATATCAGTTACCGCGAATGTAGCCAAGTCGATCTTCTTCGCCACAGTGTCCATTGCAACAATGGCGTATTCCTTGTTGTTGGTATTTGGATCACTGAATATACAAGATGCCCTGACGTTGGCGTTGGCTACGTCGTTGATCACCATCTGGGATAGCGTTCCAACCTTGTCCGTTGGGGCGGTAGTCACGCCTGCAATCGTATATGACAACGTGTTCGCGTCAAAGTAGGTAAGCTTGTAGCTGCCATTGAACGAAGTATCTAAGCCCGCAATTGTAGCCCAACCAGAAGTTCCAGCTCCAAATCCATGAGCCGTAACGGTAATGCGCACAGTTCCAGTGACTGGCACAGTGACATTGGAGATTGTCTTGGCAACATCAATTAAATAGAACGGCAACTGCAAAGGCGTCTGGCCAGTAGTCAATGCCGTGGTCTTCTCCACAACTCCCTTGCGAGGCTTCCAGTATCCCTCCATGCGCCCATTCAACGACTCGCGAACCTCCCCCTCTTGGAGTTGGTTTAACTGAAGTCTCTGGTTCACGCTGAAGAAACCACGATCAACGTCTTCGCCAATCGCATCATCCCCCGCACTACCACTCTGGGCAAATTGGGACATTACGCGTAGTAAACGATAACCACACCGGATGTCAGAACCACCGAGCTAAAGTCACCACCAATTCCCAAGCCAGCAGGCAGGGTGATGGTCTGCAGCCGCGATGCACCAGTAATGCTACCAGATGCACTCGAAACGGTCGCTAGCACAGCGTCATTCACAACCTGAATCCAACGGATCTTGCCCGTGTAAGTAGTTGCAGCTGTCGAAAGCACAATGCCTCCGCCTTGGCCTTGAAGGTCGTATGATACAGGACTAGACATAATATATTAAAGTGTCACCAACGCAACACGCATTGGCTCACGCGCAAACTACCATATATTAACAACGTGTCAAGCGTGTTCATTGGAAGCAGCACTAATCCTAGCTTTGGCAATCTCCATGTATTCCTCATCGCGCTCGATACCAATAAATCGCCTCCTAGTATTCACGCACGCAACTCCAGTAGTTCCGCTTCCCATTGTGTTGTCCAGAACTGTCTCTCCTTCGTTGGTGTAGGTGCGGATGAGGTATTCCATGAGGGCAACGGGCTTTTGGGTGGGGTGTGACCTTGCTCCATTGCAGTTAGGAACGCCGGGCATTTTCTGGACGGAGGACGGATACTTACCACGTTCAAATGAAATAGAGTGAGGAGAAGACCCAAAGCCGCCGTGTATTCGGTTAGTGCTTTTTATGTTCTGCATATCGACATTGACCGAATCACCTTCTTTAAAGCGTTTTTTAACACTATCCGCATACTCTTGAAATTGAGGATGGTATGTTGTTTTCCCGCCTGAAAACACGAGCACACTTTCGTGGTATTTCATGGGCTGAAATTTTGCAGTGGCAAACCCGCCGCTGAAGTTTTTTTCCCATATCCACTCATGACGAAACATGGACGGGTTGCTCATCACCAGCGCACTCGTAAACGGCTGGCTCGCCGTGAGCACAATAGCCGCATTCTTTTTGCACACGCGCCGGTATTGCTCCCACAGTGGGGCAAAGGGAATCACTGCGTCCCATTTGCAAGCAGTCGTGCCATAAGGCAAATCAGCCATCACCATGTCCACGCTCCCATCTGGAATCTCCCTCATGCGCTCCAACGTGTCACCAAGCATCAACCACGGATCAAGCACGCTCTCAGTCATGCACCTACCTACTCACGAATTAACCTAGCGTCAAGCACAATGGCCACCTTTACGCATTTTTTGTCTGGCTGGTTTACCGCTCAGGCTTTTTCCCCGACGGCCAACCTCGACCCCCGCCCCCCCCTACTGCAACTAACCTGCAATTGCACGTGGCCTGCGAATGACCCGCTTGTTGCGACTGAGTCTCAATATCAAATGAAACGCTTGTTTGAAACGCTTGCTTGTTGAGTAACTTGGGCAAGTTGGTAAGGTATCGCGAGACATGCCAACACTTGTTTGAATCGC